CGTGCTGCTGGACAGTCCGGTCACAAAGCAGCTGGTCAAGATGGCTACCGTGACTACGGTTAATATTCCGACCATTATCCGGTTTCCTGATTTGCCTCCATTCCCGAGTGGCAATTTTAGTCCTGCCCCGCAAAAGCTGGGTTATCTTATGCGGATCTGTGTGGCTGCCGGGTCAGGCTATATCACTAACACGCCCGATGTCTGGATTTCTGGCGGTCCTACTGTCTTAGGCACACCGGACCTGACTAACTTTGCGGGCTTCCCTGTAAACAGTCAGTTCTTTGTGCAGTACGTGCAGCATGAGCCTGGGCCGGACTGCACCCCGATGCCTTTGCTGGATAAATTGTTTTCGGATAACCTGGATGAATGCCTGCGGTTTTTTCAGAAAAGCTACCCGTACAATGTGGCGTTAGGGACGGTAGGCGCAAGCAGTGGTCAGATAGCAATGCTGCCATGGACACCAGGAGGTGGTGCACCTTACGGCAATGTGTTCTTCAAGAAAATCATGGCCAAGATTCCGACGTTGACTACTTACAGTCCTCCCACAGGCTTACTGTACGGTATCCGTTCCAGTCTTGGTGCTGTTGATTATACGGTCACGTCAACAGGAGGATTAAGCGATGCTGGCTTTTGCACTTTTGCCTTAAACGTTTATGCCAGTGGAGCAACTGTGTACACAGCTCAGTATGTGGCAGACACCGGCTGGTAAAAAATGAACGGAACACCAACAGAGACTGCTGTTGCCGGGACCGTAGTCCCGAGCGGCAGTTTGACTACTCCTGGCGGGGCGCAGGGCGTACAGGGAATCCAGGGCGTTCCCGGCATAACCGATGTGCAGCCGGTCATCTGGGATGTGAGGACTCGCAGCTATAACGCCATCGGCAATCCCACCATGGAATGCGATCAGCTCAGGAAGGGGTGGAATCCGGCCAGCGCAAACGGGATGATGATCGATCGCTGGGCTTACTATAAAGGGGGAATGGGCGCGGCGAGTTTCTGGGCTGGTCAGCAGGGAGGCAGTGTATTTTTGCCGGGAACGGGTTTCCTGTTATCCTCGGCTTTTTTCAGAATTCAGCTGACGGGAGTCCTTTCCGCTCTGGCAAACACTGATCTTCTGCAGATTTACCAAACCGTCGAAGGCCCGCAATGGCGGGAGGTTGCTGGGTCGGAGGGTAATTCGATCCTGCTGCTTGTCCGTTCAAGCGTGGCCGGCCTTAAATTCACTATCGCAATCAGGGACAGCCCCGCTACGGTCAGCCTGATAAAGCTTTGCACCATCCCTGATGCCAGCACCTGGACGCTGATTGCGCTTCCAGGGCTGCTGCAGAATCCTGCAGGCAATTTTAACGTTGTTCCTGGGACGGTCGCTAACACCTTTGCATTCTGTCTGGCGGCTGGATCGAACTACATCGCCCCGGCGACCGACAGCTGGGTGAGCGGCAGCTACCTGGGCGCAGCCGGAATGTCGAATTTCGCTGGCAGCGCCGTCAATTCGACCTTTGATATTGCTTTCGTTCAGTGGGAACCCGGCCCGATCTGCTCGGCTCCAATCGACCTCTCATTCACAGACAACCTGAATGCCTGCCTCCGCTATTTTTGTAAGAGTTATAATTACGGTTCCAACATAGGCGCATCGGGAGGAGGAGCGTTCGCTACCGGCTGGGGTCAGGCGGGCTGGGGAAACATAGTCGGCTACACACCCTTCCCGAAGATAATGGCAAAGGTTCCAACAGTGACGGCTTACAATCAAGGTTCAGGCGCAGCGAATTCCTGGAGGCAGATGGGCACATCGACTGATGTTGCCATTACCGGTTTATTTGGCTTAGGTGAAAGTGGATTTGCTGGATGGAGTTGCGCGGCTTTACCGACAACCAACATGTATTTCGGACACTACACCGCAGACACTGGCTGGTGATTTATGAGCAACGGAAACGGAACCACAACTGTCACCCTGCCGCTTTTCAATTTCGATTCGTCGATTGTTCCCGACATCGATTTCTGCGTCAAGGACGCTTCCCAGATCGAATCGGACGTAATCAGCAACTATGAGCGGGCCTACCTTCTAGGAACACAGGTCAGCAAAACGCTGGGCCGGGGCGATCCGGTGCGGCTGCTGCTGCTTACCCTGATTTATCAGCTGGTGGTTCAGCGTTCCATCGTCGACTCAACCGGCAAGGAGAACCTGCTCAAGTATTCGCACGGGGATGACCTGGAGAATATCGGGGCGATGTATGGCAAGCGAGGGCTGCGGTTAAAGGCAACCTATGCGACAACAACCCTGCAGTTTTCGGTTGCCAACGCCCTGACTACCGATTGCCCGATTCCTGCCGGAACACTGGCGCAGACCGGCAGCCAGCTCAGGTTCGCTACCAGCGCGGCTGCCAATATCCCTGCCGGATCGATCTCGGTGACAGTCGGAGCCAAGGCTTTGGAAACAGGGGAAACCTACAACGGACTGGTAGCAGGGCAGATCAATCAGCTGGTGAGCTGGAAGAGCCCGTTCCTGGTCAGTGTGACGAACACGGACACAAGCGGAGGCGGGGCGAGCGTTGAGGCAGATCCTCATCTGCGGGCCAGGATCTGGATGGCCCCGGAATCCTTTTCCACTGCTGGGCCGAAGGAGGCCTACATGTACTGGGCGGCCAGCGCCAACCCGGACATTATCGACGTAAGCGTTTGGAGCGATGCCGCGCACGCGGGGCAGGTTTACATTTACCCGCTGATGACGGGAGGGACGCTGCCCGATGAAGCGGTGCTGGATCAGGTCTACGCCACCTGCAACGCTGACGACATCCGACCGCTGACTGATCAGGTCTTTGTCCAGTCGCCGATTGTTTCTGACTTTGTCGCTACTGTTGAGTTCTGGATTGATAAGACCAAGGCACAATTCGAGGACGACACGCGGAACGCGGTGATGACAGCCTATGAAAACTGGGTGAGCTGGCAGTCCTCAAAGATCGGTCTGGACATCAACCCTTCAAAGCTGGATCAGATGATGGTCGATGCAGGCGCAAAACGGACGGTGATTACCAGCCCTGTCTTTACGGTAATCGACGCGCAGACCCTGGCGGTCTGCGATCGGCCTGCCTCACTTTGCACCTACATGGGACTGGAAGAGCAGTAAGAAAACGTGTTCAACAGCATCGACATAGTTCCCTCCAGTCTCCGCGACGATCCGCAGGTGCAGGCGATCTGCTTCGCGATCGACAAGGAGCTGCAAGAAATTTATGACGGGATTCCCAGCGTCAATTTCATTCCCAATATCAAGCGGCTGACAGGATCGCTGCTTGACATCTTAGGATGGCAGTTTCATGTCGATGTCTGGGCAGGCTGGGAAGGCAACCTGGATGACGCGACCAAGCAGCAGCTGATTCTGGAGTCAATTGAATGGCACGCCAAGAAGGGCACCAAGTGGGCTGTCAATCAGGTGTTGAAGACCGTCTTTAAACAAGGGGTGGTGACCGAATGGTACGAGTATGGAGGGCGTCCGTACTTTTTCAAGATCACCACCTATGACGACATCGTCGACCCTGTGAAACAGCAGCAGGTCATTGACGCTGTTTACGCCCTCAAGAACGAGCGGAGCTGGCTTGACCCTGCAGGAGGATTTATCAGGTACCGGCAGCAGCAGCAGACACTTTACGCGACGGCGGTCGCCACTCAGCAGATCAGCACCAGAATCCGAATGTCGAAATAACTAGCGAGAGAGAATTGTTTTATGGCCGCGTTCCTCAATCAGCAATTAACGGATGCCGGGTGGGATGCCTTGTCAGCTGCGGCTGGAGGCGGCCGGTTGACCTTCTATAAGATGCAGGCAGGCTCAGGGGCGATTGTCAACGACGCAGCAATTCCGCCAATGACGCAGCTGGTCGCCCCGGTCACTGACATCGGGATCACCAAGTACGAGATTGACGGAAAAGGTCAGATCACGCTGTACGGCAACATTGCCAGCGTCAATCTTCCTGCCGGATTCACCTTTACGGAGCTGGGCGTTTTTGCGGCTATCGAACAGCCGGTAGCTGGGCTTGGCGGTTCTCCAATGCCGCCTTCGATAGTGACTACTCCTCCCACTACGGTGACGCCAGATATTCCTGACCCGTCAGCAGGAACGCCGGTCATGTATTCCTACTGCAATTCCTATGAGCTATCGGATTACATCCCAGGCTCAGGGGAAACGACGGATGTAGTCAATACCATCCAGGTAACGGTCAGGATCGACAAGGCGGTCACCCCTGTTGTCAATATCACGGCAGGCCAGCAGCTCTCGATCACTAATATCGGCCCGCCTGAGGTAGGCGCAGGCCCGTGGTCGTACACACAGGCCAACGTCGCGTACCTGAAGCGGCTAGTTCAGGGGCCGGGAATACTGCTGCTGGAGGATGCCGACACCATCACTGTCGAGCAGAAACAGCTGACCGCGGACCTGGACCTGTACGTAGCCAATGGGAATCCTGACATTTCTCCGAACTTTTCCACGCTGCAGAACGCCATTGATTACCTGGGCCAGTTTTTGATTCCCACCACTATCAAGGCCAGGATCAATATGTCAGGGCAGACCTTCAATACTGCCCAGAGGATAATTCTCAACCATCCCAATGCTCAGAACATTACTATTCAGGGTCCGCAGAATCCTGCGCTTACAGGAACGAGCATCACATCGATTACCGGAAGCGCCTACAACTGGTCGGTCACCTTTGGCGGCTTCACTGATACCTCCAGCGTAGCCGTCGGCAACTATGCGATCGTCGACCGGATCAATGCTACCGCAGCCAATAATGAGGGGCTGGTTACCGGCTTTTTCCTGGTTACGGCAGTGACCGCCGCCACGATCACGGTCAAGGTGCCTTACAGCAAGGCCAGCCTTCCGGTCAGCGGAGTCAACTCAGTCAGGCTGACTGCGATCTCGGCATTGATCGTGACGACCGTCAAAAACGTCGGTGGCTTTTACGCTTCTGTCTACGGGATCAGCTTGTTTCAATACGTTGGATTTGTCGCCGGGGTCATTCCCGACGCCAGCCTTCAGGCCTTCGCGTGTTCCGGCGCTGCCTCACTGAAGTACGTCGGCGCTTACGGATACATCGCCACCAATCCTACCACGCCGGTCAATTGCATAGGAATCGCTGCGTTTGCCGGAGTTAACTGCACGTCGTGCGCCTGTACCTACAACGGGATCGGATACACCGGAGGCATTGCCTTCATGGACGGGAACATTTCCAGCCACAATCAGTCGCGCAATTTCTGGATGGACGGAGCCAGCAACTCCGGTTTTTATGAAGGCACTTCACGAGGATCAGCCAGTGGTGAAATAAATCTGCTGGTCACTGGCGGCAACAATTTTGGCATGGGGTATAATCCGAAAGGGCAGACGGTGTTAAAACTGCAGCAGAGCGGCTCTCATGGCATCGAGGTCTACTCCAGGTCTTCCGCGTGGTCTAACAACTACATGCCTTATGCCAATATAGACATCAGAGGCACTCCTGCGGGTTACTACGATCTTTGCGTTCTTTCAATGGGATTAGCGATTATCAGCTATATCATCACGGGGCCGAAATTGTTTAACATCCCGGTCGGTCAACTTTCCAACGACGGTTCCCTAATTCAATGACAACGCAAGAACTGACAAGCCTGAACGCGCCTGCGACCATCAAATTTCCCAACGGAGCGGTCGCGCAATTGATCCAGAACGACACGGGAAACCAGCGTGTCACCCTGAAATACCTCAGTATTCCGAAACCGGTTGGAATCGATCTGGTTCCTTTAGCGCCCGACGAGAATCATCCTGAGACTGGGGAACCGGCAATGCCTACGGTTATCTGCGGCTGGATAGAATTGTCTGGCGCAGTTTTAGAGGCATGAGCCAGGAGCCATTATGGAGGCAGGTGTTGATCTGGGGCGCAATCGGGCTGTTCTTCGGCTTGCCGGTCCTGGCGTTCCTCCTGCAGATCATTGCTATCCAATCGCCCTGGTTCAGGCTGGAAGAATACGTGGCTGATTTCAAGTACATAGGAGTTTTCGAGAGCACCCTGGCTGCGCTGGTTTTTGGGCTCGCAGGCCTGAACAGCTGGGATAAGAAAAACGGCAACAGTAAGGAGAAATTGAAAAATGAAAATTTGCATTGATCCTGGACACGGCGGCAAAGACCCTGGCGCCGTCGGACCGAAAGGCCTCAACGAGGCGGATGTCAACCTGTCAGTCAGTGAGCGTGTCGCCGACGGGCTTGAGCGGCTAGGACTGTCAGCCGCGCTGACTAGGGATAGCGATGTCTTCGTAGAGCTGCCTGACCGCTGCGAGTTCGCCAACGACTGGGCTGCGGATTACTTCGTGAGCGTTCACTGCAATTCTGACGGGCCGAGCGCGGCAGGCATCGAAACCTTGTATGCCAGCGATAAGGGCGAAGCCCTCGCCAAGCCGATTCAGGAAACGCTGGTCGCCGTGACGGACGATACCGACCGGGGGCTGAAGTATCGCAGCGACCTCTACGTCCTGAACGGAACCCACATGCCGGCCGCCCTGGTTGAGATCGGTTTCATTTCTCACCCTGACACCGAAGCGCTGCTTAAAACCAGTGATTACCAGAAGCTGGTTGCCGAGGCGATCGTCGCAGGAATCGCAAAGCATCTGGGTGTCTCGCACCCGATGCACCAGGAACCTCCTAAATGAGCCCAGGATCGATTCTGGCAGCCTTTCTGCTCACAGCCGTAGCGCAGG